CGACACAAGGCTTGCAAGATCAACTGTTGTTCCTTATTTGCAACGGATAGAAAAAATGCTGTCAGGAATGTTAGTGCGAAAGCCTGTCCGACTTGATGATGTTTCTGATCTTGTTCGGGAGCAGCTTTTTGATGTTGACCTTGAGGGAAATGATTTAAACGTTTGGTTGTATCAAACTGCAAGAGTAGCTATTTCGTTTGGTCATGTTGGTGTGCTTGTCGACGCACCAAAAGAGGGAGAGAAGGCAAGACCTTATTGGGTAACTTATACACCAAGAGATATTCTTGGCTGGCGAACAGAAATTGTTGAAGGAGCAAGACAACTGACTCAACTAAGATTGATGGAACAAGTGGTGGAGTCTGATGGAAAATATGGTGAAAAGCTAGTGAAACAAATCCGAGTTCTTGAGCTTGGTCGATATGAAATACACCGCAAGGATAAAAAAGGTGATTATAAATTGGTCGACGAAGGCGAGATGAGTATTAAAGACAAGATTCCTTTTGCAGTTGCTTATTCAAACCGAGTTGGATATTACGAATCACGCAGTCCTTTATACGATATTGCAGAACTAAATTTAAAGCATTATCAAATACAAAGTGACCTTGATAATATTCTTCATATCAGTTCAGTTCCTTTGCTTGCGGTTTTTGGTTATCCAAACGCTGATGAGATAACAACAGGACCGAATGAAGCTTTGTCGTTGCCACCAGAATCAAGACTGGAATATGTATCTCCCTCTGGGGACAGCTATGACAGTCAGTTTAAAAGGCTTGGAGACATAAAGGATCAAATAAACACTTTGTCATTGGCTGCCGTGCTTGGTCAAAAATTAGTCGGAGAAACAGCGGAGGCCAAGCGTATTGACAGGTCACAAAACGATTCGACGATGATGGTTATCGCACAGCAAATGCAAGACTTGATAGATAACTGCTTAAAATATCACAGCGAATATCTAAACGAGCCAAACGCTGGGAGTTCTTTTGTTAATAGAGACTTTGTGACTGCAAGGCTTGAGCCAGCTGAGATTGATAGCCTTCTTAAAATTTATGCTGCAAATGGCATCAGCCAAGAGAAACTTCTTGAGCAACTTGCAAGTGGAGAAATACTCGGAGACGATTTTGATATTGAAGATGAATTAGAAAAAACTCAAATGGGTGGTCTTATTGAGATGGACCCTCCAGCACAGGCAGCATGATGAATGGCTATAGAAGATCAAGCTGTTCCTGAGTCTCTTTATAGAAACGCTATTAACTTAAACAGGTATCAAACACAAGTTTCTAAAAGACTGATCAATAGATATAACGATATTATTGTTGATCTTACAAATCAATTGCAAAATACTGAAGTCGAACTAACAGCAGCATCAAGATTAAGAATCACAACAATTTTAAGGCAGCTTGAAGAGAGCTTATCTACTTGGGCAATTGATGCCACGACAGTTACAAGAGATGAACTACAAGGACTGGCTGCTTTGCAATCTGAATTT